CTCTGCAACGGGCTCTACCCTCAATTCGGGGTGTTCCTGTTGTAACTTGCGGCGGCACCGTGTGATACTCTCCATCTGCCTGAGCTTGCCGCTATTCGCCAGCTCCGCAAATGGCTCTTGCGTGTTGATTCCCAAGCGTCTGAATACGCCCAGCAACAACTCTGTATCGTTGCTCCGTGCCTGCTCGTTCTCGACGAGCTCCGCATACACAACCTTTTTCAACTCGACCAACTTTTGCATATTGCACCTCCTCAATTTGCTTTTGCATAATATCCGTACACGCAACGGCTCCCGTCTCGTGTGCAATCGTATGTGTCGTGCACAACGCCGTCAATTACCGCCACCTCGTGCCTGCTCACACTCACTACAAGCCGTCCACTCGGCAACTCGTCTTTGCGCAAATGTACCGTACAGCCTTTACCGATATCCATTGTCGGGTGCCATTTCCACCCCAGCCGTTCCATAACTTTGCGTATGGTGCCGATGTAAACGCCCGTTCTGGCACTCGATTTTCCTCTCTTGCGCTTGCTCGCCCTTTCCGACTTTGCCGTTTCGTTTATGAGGTCATAAACCTCTTTGTACGGCATTTCCGTCGCAATCGCTATTGCCCTGCATACACAATCACCCGTTTTGCCCTTAAAGCCTGCCGCCTCTCTGCCGCCATCGTCAAACACAAAGTCCATAATGCCCTCCGTGCCTTAATTCGTCTCTTGCTTTGCGATATACTCACGCACCGCCTCTCTGACAACATCGCTAAGGCTTAATTCTCTGGGCTTGCCAAGCTCAATGAGCTTGTCCTGTACCTCTCTTGATACAAGTGCGCCGACATAGATTTTGTCTTTTGCGACCGTCTTGCCGTTCGATTCGCTTTTTACTGCCATTTGACACCTCCGAAAATAAAAAAATGGGCTTACCAGCTAAGGTAAACCCATAAAGGAATTGCCAAAAATTAAAGGCTTGCCCCAACTGACAAGCCTATTGTAGAACAACACATGATGTTTGTCAAGCGTTTTTCAGTAAAAATTTTATTTTTATTGAGAAAATTTTAGAAACAGGCATTTTTAGCCCCGAAATACCTGTCTGATAGGCGGCAGTTCACCGCTCTTTGCCCTCTCGGTCTGTATAGCATAACATTTTGCCGCTATTAAAGCAAGCGAAAACAGCCCTTGTATCTCAAAGGGCTTGCCTGCGTCTGTTGTATTGCCTAAGCCGCTTTCGGCTTTATAAATCGCACTCGGTATTCGTCGCGGCACTCTTTCAAGATTTCCAACAGCTCCGCTCTTTTTTGACGAGGAGAATACCAAACTCGTTTACCCTCTCGATTCCTGAGCTGGGAGTGAGGGCGGTCATTGTACCTGTTTAACCACGCTCCCATTTTCTCCTGCAATTCGTCCAGAGTTTTGAAAGTCAGGTGATTATAAAAAGCCTCTTGGTCGGAACGGTGGCTACGCTCAACCTTGCCATTATGTCGCGGCGTTCTCGGCTTAATGAGTTTATGGTGGATTCGCAATTTCTCCAAAAGTTTATCCATAATGTGCACGGTGCCCTCTTTGGCGTTTGCAGGCGTGGTAAACTCCGTGCCGTTGTCTGTCTGTATCGTATGCGGCATATAGCCGAAATACACAATCGCACGTTTGATAAAATCGACCGTAGACCAGCCACTGTGCTCATTGTAGGCGTAAATAAACCTTTCCCTTGTCGCCTCGTCAATAATCGTGTACTGAAAAAATTTCTCATACGCCAGATTGCCTATGTAACACTCTTTCGGAACGTACTTTACATCGAGTTGCCATTTCTGCCCCAACATCTCAGGCGTAAAATACGGTTGCTGTATGTACGGCTCTTTGATTTCCTCGTGAGGGCGCAGACCGTTCTTTACCACAAACCGATAAAGCCCGTAGTAAGTGCGGCTGTAAGCGTAACGCTGGCGCAGAATACCCAAAGCCTCCGCGTAGGTTATATCGGGGTGCTCGGTGAATATATCCACGATTTGCTGGCGTTCCTCTTTCGTGTGCGCGTTAAAGTGCGGAGTGTGCGGAACGCAAGAGCCGTTTTCAAGACTTTTCAAAGTTCCGTCGTACTGCGCTTTCCATCGCCACAAACTGCGCTCGGTGCATTTCGTCTTTTTGGCTACCCAGAGAATATCGTTACCCTCTACGAGCCACATTTTCAATGCCTTTTCTTTTTCTTTCGGTGAGTATCTCATACCTCGCATAATTCCGCCCTCCTCTGTGAAAGTAGAATTATTATAACACCTTTCGGAAAAAATTTCAAGTCCACCTGTGAGCAAGCGATTTCAACTCTCAAAAAATCAAAAACAAAAAACAACAACTCTCCTCGTGTGCGCGTGCGCGTTCTGCCTGTCAGTCAGTCAAGAATATTAAAAATTTTTTTAGATTTGGATTTAGGATTAGGATTGATAATTTTTAATATTCAGTTTACCTTTCTCTTTATCTTTCCCTTTTGATTTTGATTTAGATTTATATTTGTATCAATTTGCATTACACTTGCATTTAATTTGCATTGCAAGACTTATGCAAGTGCATTACATTTGCATAGCGTTTGCATACCAAAAAAGGCATAAAAATAAGACATATTTCTATGTCTTTGATTTATAATTATAAAATTTTAATGACTAAATTTATATTTTCTGCATAAACTATTGATTATTAACCTAATTTATTGTATAATTAAGTTAATAAATATTTATTTGAAATTGGTTGTGACGCATTGGTGTTGCAGTCAATTTCTTTTTATTGTCTTATAAAAACTTTTAATATTTCATTCTGTTCAATCAATACAATTGTATCAACCCAATCTCTATATTTCGAATTATATATTCTATCTATTTGACTTGTTGCTTCATCTTTATTCATTTTTGTTTTTGTTATATCTATCACAAAGTTATTTGCCTGTCTTTTTTGCTTCTTTATTGCTCCATCTAAAGTATTCTTACTGTTTCCCTCTATTTCTTTTAAGTCAAACTTAATTCCATTTACTATGTAATCTGGTGTTTTTATGCTTGCTGGTTCGTTTATTCTTGGTATAATATTAATTTGTCCACCATATATTTTACCCAGTATATTTGCAACTTCTTTTTCTCTCTTGCTTGGTTTCATTACTACATTTCTATCATCTACTTTATATTTGTTTCCTTTTTCATCTATGTAATATTGTTGCTCTTTTATTTTATATTCTTGAACTTTAGAAAAATTATCTGTTATGTCTTTGTAGTTCATTTTTGTTTTATTAATATTTCCTATGCTTAGCCTACTGTAATCTTTCTTAAATCTTGTTTGTTCTATAAAGTTATTTAATGTTGCATTGTGTGATTGCATATTTGCTTTTGCTTGCTTTAATTCTTGTTTTATTTTTTCTATATCTAAGTCTTTGTTATTACTTAATAAGCTTCCTTGTAATCCTGCAATATCCTTTTTATCTTGCCTTATTTGTCTTTCTATTCTTCTTTGTATTTGACTTGCATCATATTTATTTATTTGCTTTCCATTGTATGTAACTGTTTCATTTGCCATTTTTTCTAATTCTTTGTTTGTATATGTCCTTGTACTTCCGTTGATAAAATGGCATCCAATCATGTCTACAATTTATACCTTTAAATCCTGCTGCTGTGCCATAGCCAATATCATTTAAACTTAAATATCCCGATTGACCACTTAAACTAACTATTTTTCCTTGCCATTGTGCATGTGTAGGTCTTGCTCCTAAATGTGCTGTTAGTTCCATTAAGTCCCACTCTAATTCTTCTGCTCTTAAAAGTTGCAATTTGCCACACATTTGGTTTATTCCTGTTACTATATTCATTCTTACAGCACTTTCAATATTCATTTGTCGACCTGATGGGTACTTTATTGTTGCTCCTTGTTTGCTTACTTGTTTTATTGCGTCTACAATGGCTGTTGAATAACTTTTTACACCTGTTGAAGCTTGCATGTATGCTGTGTTTATTGCATTGTAAAATTCTGTTTGTGCTGTATTTGCTGTTGTTAAACATAAATTTTGTAAGTTACCATTTGTCTTTTTAGCTGTTGCTGTTAATAACTGTAGCATTGCTTTATTCTGTTTTATCGGTATTGGATTTAATCCCGCTTCTTTATATATGTTGTCATCTAGTTTTATTGTCTTTATTCCTGCTTCATTAAATAAGCTTTGTATTTCTTCATAGGTTTTATTATTTTGACTTGCTACCATTTGTACTATATTTTCATATAAAAATCCCATTTCTTGGGCTATTCTAACATCATTTGCAACTACTGTGTTTGCATATTTAAAATTGGCTATTCTTGTTGCTATTTCTTCTATTATCTGTAATTCTAAATCATTATACAATTCAACTGCTTGTTCTTCTAATTGTTCTAAAAAATTTGGAGGTAACATTCATTATCCCTCCTCTGCTTTTTCCTCAAATCCAAACATTTCTGTGTCACTTTGCTTTTCTTCTGCTATTTCTTTAAATTCTTGGTTTATTTGTTCATCATTCATATTTCTAATATTTTTCATATATGACCTTTTGCTTCTAGTACCATTTCCAACTTCTATGCTTGCTCTTGCTTGTTCTGCTCCTTTGTCTTCTATTATGCTATCATCAAAATCTATTGTTATTGTTTCTGCATTTATGTTGTAATTTGCAAAAGTAGAAGAAGCATATGCTAAAGCTTTAATAATAGTTTTTAAGCTATTCTCTAAAACTTGCTCATGCTTCTTTATTGTTCTATACATATCTGAATTTTCTGATATTACCTCTGTTGCCGTTTGTATCTGTCCTTGATTAAATTTATATCTTTGCTGTCCAAATCCCACCTTAGAAGATAAGATGTTTAATTGAAATTGCACGTCGTCTTGCAACTTATCTGTTCTTAAGTCCTCACTTGAATGTTGTATCATGCTATCTTTATCAAAACCTTTTGGCATACGATATATTGAGATATCTTCTGGGTCAAATGTTAATGTTTCTGTTCCACTATCATATGTCATTATTTCTTCTGATATAAAAGTTCTTCTTCTTCCTAAAACTGGTTCATTTCCTAACTCATTATAAGCATCATCTAGTTCTTTTAATACATCTATACTATTTGCATATACAGATAATCCAAATGGTGTATCGTTGTCTATGTTATTGCATATGTTTGGTCTTATTATAGAAAACCAAGGAATATTATTCTTTGTATCGAATTTATTTATAAATTCATCATTATCTGTTGCTGTTATAATGATTTTTCTATTTTGCATTTGAAATTTATAGTTTTGTATTTCATAATTTCCATTATTGTTTATAATATGCATTGAAATGTAAATATAATTTATTCCTTTATGCGTTTTGTATGTTACAAATGCACATTCTTTTATTTCTGTGCCTTCCCATGATAAAGGATATATCTTTTTAGCCTCTACAAATTCTAGTTTTGGTTTTGCATTGCTTACATCTAGTGTGTTTTCCTCTTCGTTTATTAACATATCTTGAATAGATACTACTAATGCCCCTGTACCAACTGCAAAACTTCTTTCTAATCCTTGATTTATTAGAACTATAGAATTATTGTTTTCCAATATTTCATTTAGTTGCTTTGTGCTTTCGTCTTCTCCTAAATTGATTTGTACTCTTTCATTAAAAAGTAAATCTGCCCAATCTTCTGATACTTTCTTCGCTCCTTGCATAGACTTCTTTTCTTTTTTTACTCTCTTTTGTCCATTGTATATATAATAATTGTGGAATTTTTTTACTTTTCCTTGATACCAGCTTTCCCATAAATCAAGTTGCTTGTCCCAATTTAACTTTTCTGATATATCATATCCTTTTTCTTGAAAAAAATGTTGTAAATTCATATTTCTATCTCCTTGCATTTACTAATCTTTCATAAAAACTATTTATTGAATATTCAAAAGCATCTAAACTGTCTATATCTGTTGTTCCGTCGTCTAATCTCTCGTCTGGTTTTTTATCGTTCCATACTGCATCTTGAAATGCTTTTGTTATTATTGTATTTTTACTTAATATTTTTAATCTTCTTTGTGCCATTAATGTACTGCTTAAGAATATTCTGTCATTTATATGTCCTTTTTGGCAGTTTTCTATTACTATTGGTAAGCCCTCTTTCTGACATCTTCTTATTAATCCTAATGTTATTACATTTCCTAATGCTCCATAATCTGCAAAAGCATATCTACAATTTCCCCATTTATCTTGCACTCTCTTCCAAAAGAAAATAAAATGTTCGTATATTTGTTGTGGGTCATATACTTCTTTTAAGTCATATTCATCTAATATATAAACCTTTTGAAAATTATATGTAATTCCTGTTGCTACAAATTTTATCTTACTTGCTCCTGCTCCATAATCTATTCCAATACTTGAAAATATTAATTGTTCTTCTATTGTATTTGTCAAAAACTCGTTTGTTCTATCTGCAAATAATCTATATATGCTTCCCTCTGCTGCTTTCCATTCTCCCAATATGTACCTATCAAAAAATACTGTTCCTTGATATTCTTGTTCTAAGTTATGTAGAAATTCTTGTTCTAAAAATGGATTATCGTATAGTGTATATTGTTGCTGATATATATCTGCATTACTATCTAAAAATTGTTTTAACCAATGACTTGGTCCTTCTGGGTTGCACGTTCCATCAAATTTGCTATAAGATTTATCTAACCTAGATTTTAGCATTTCAAAAACTTCTTGATTCCAAGTTGCAATTTCGTCTCCATAACAATACTTAAAACTTGCACCTCTTATTTTATTAACGTGTTTTACATTGTCTGCACCTAAGCAATAACATTTTTCTCCAAACAAAAAAGCTGTGTTGTCTGATTTTATATCAGATACCAGCTCTGTTCCCCATATATTTTGCAATGGCTCTATTACATTTCTTTGTAATGTTCCTTTTGTGTTTCCTAATATTACACTTAGTCCTTGTTTGTTGGCAACATTTCTTATTCTTTTTGGTATTACATAATAGTCTAGAAATGTCTTTCCACTTCTTGTTGCTCCATATTTTATGTTCCAACGTCTATCTGCGTT